ACTCAAAGCGACAAACAGCGAAATGTGCTTCTTCCCGGATACATTTATCCCTATCTTGTAAGGGCAAGACTACACCCCTGTGATCTCATCTAGGTGAAACTCATCACTAAAATCATCCAAAATCTGCGAAGCCTTGTCAAAACGCTCTAGAAATTCAGCAAATGACGGCAAAGGAACAGCAGCCAACCTACGAGTGACCTCCTGAAATAGCTCACGATGCTCTTCGTCCAAACACATTGCATTATTGTGTATACCACTCAACACAGCATCAGGGGTAGTGAAAACGGAATGAATACCAATCTGCGTACTCCGAAACACGCTTTCCAAATCTAGAGCAGCAAAAATTCTGCCCCCCGGACCATCACGAAACCACCGCTTAAGGAACGTAACGTCACGAATATTGTCCAAACCTTCAGTTACAGCTCTCTTATCACAAGTCGTATATGTGACTCCGATTTTCGCAAGCTCTGAGCTAACAACTGTGTACCCAAATGAAACTTCAGGACTAATACCCATAATATTATCATCCCCATAGGTAGTAAGCTCTACAGATTCAAAAAAGTCAACATCTGAATTCTCACCCACAAAAACATAACACAAATACAGAACATTAACAACGCAGTTCAGTATTGTCGTCAAAGCATGTCCGGATGGATTAGACCCAATAACTTGGATCAAATCACCATCAATCTCAATAAGCGGATGAATCATCTCTCGGGCCAAGTTTTGCGCTATCAAAAATTCTTCATCAGAATAATAAGGCTTAACAAGATCCAGAATGATCTCCCACGCTAATAATATGAAATGAACGTTCATGGTAGAATCAAAATTCGAATAATCGCCAGCCATAATTCTCGACTCTCCATGCTTACACAAACGGGAAAAAAGCTTTCCCCATGCGACACTTTCCGCATTCATGCCAACCGACGTACAGAACTTCTCATTATGCATCATAAACAACCTCACAACGCTCATGAAATATTTCCGTAATAGGAAGTTCTGGGAAGCATTACCGCAGAAGAATAAACGAGGCCCCTTCTTCCGCAAGGACTCTAATTTCTTTGGTTCATCCTTACGTGCCGCAGAAAATATTAGGCCTGTCCGTTTGCCGACCTTCAAATTCTCCACTGCTGCCTCAACTTCCTCCTTGAGAACTGGTCCAAATGACCACTTTTCTGAATCTGAATCAAATTCCATTAAGTTAGACTTTGGCATAGCATGAGGAAAACCAGCGCTAGTTGATAACTTCATGCGTTCCACAAAGGAGCCAGGACAACCATTAATAGCATCCTCATCAGTTAACACGTGAACAAGTTGTTCGAGTTGTGGCATTCCCGCGATACTAAACCTCTTCATTACCATAGCTTTAACCACAGACAATCTCTGAAAATCGACTGTAGCTCTAGCCTCAGAAACACCCTTCAGAAAGTTTACTACAGGTTTCCAATGCCAATGCAAAGCTTTCTCACAAATGGGAGATACATAACTAAAAGGGATAGACAACTTCTCCTGAATATGCTTAAAAGCATCCGCGCAAAAGCGACCACACACCTTACTCGAAGCCGTCTTTATCGCATAAGCTCTACCAGTTGCCCTATACACCAAACGCCCGAAATAATTAACGTTCATAAAACCATCAGGAAAATTGTCAACAATAGAGGACTGGCTAGCAGACGACTCGGAAAAAGGAGATTTCCTACTAGGCTCCTCAATCTCTAGCGACTGGGCATATGCTGGTAGTATGGCCATCTCCGAAACAACTGTGGAGATCTTTGACAAATCGTGCTGCGTTATTATTGCTCCACATCCAAAGTGTTCTATCCCATCTGCGTTCACGTACGCGCTGTGCAAACCAGCAATAATGCTACCTCCACTTTTCAGCGATATCCACAAAGGCCGTCCCGAGTCTCCCTTTACAGGGGGTGAACTAGATACCGTATACTTCAAGCTAGCAACAGGAGTGTTACCTAAAGCCTGCGTACACGCTTCACCCTTCACTTTATCACATTTAATCGCAAATGATGGATCTCTAGATAAAATGACACAATCATTAATATTCCCGTTAAGAACTACTCTTGGATCTTTTGGAAATAGATCCACAATAGAAACACAAGAACCTAAGCCTGGCGAAACAAGGGCCACGCAGTCCTTATTGGGTATATCGACAATTTTGCAAGAGACATCTCGAACTAACTC